TGCGAATCGGTAATCTCTGAATTCAGAGACATCCGACTCTGGTTCGATAGGGACCATCCAGTCCCCGTCGTACCCAATAGTTTAGCTCCATATGTTGTGGGGCGGCACTATTTGTCAACGAAACAGGCACCAAGTGCCCTATCGTTGAAGCACGCTGGTTCGGCCTCCACAAAGGCCAACCGACGTCTTCTCCTCGAAAGCGGATTCCGCTTAGAGGAGATCCTCGAAGATGGGAAGTCGAAAGACTATACCCTCGAGGCCCTCTTGCCTAACGGCGAGAGGGAATTCTCAACCGAGACTTTGTCTCAACAAAGAAATCCTTCGGAGGTCTCTTACGAAACCGAAGAAGGAACCAGCGATGAAGGGGTCGAACCCGACACCGCTGACCTCTCGCAGTACCATGAAAGTGATACTGACGGGAGTACACCTGTACAGATGCGAAAGCGTCTTATACGGGTGAAGTACGAAGACCCGTGGTTAATCCACGCAGCCTCCGTATATAACCAATGTACCGGTAGACCGGCAACAAAGGTCATATCTTGGAATGGGGATGGTCTCCGTATCCAGGATAAGCTGACTCCTAACCTTTTTGGTGAAGAGTTCGGCAAGGAGGTTAAGAATAAAATCCGATTCTCCGATGTAAGGAATGACGACGCAAAGAAGTTTTTCCTTAGAAATCACACTCACTGGGGCCATGCCCTAAGGAGGATGATAGATGGTGACTGCACTCGTGAGAGGACCTTCGCCAAAACCCTAAGACGCCGGATACACCGGTATTTGACGGGCAATTTCGATCCACTTTGGTCACCAAAGATGAGGTCGGATTTCCTAACGGACCAGGATGCACCCCGGTCTCGTTCGGCGCGGGCTTTGAGGTTCATTGAGCTTCTAAAGACCGTAGACGGGATGTTCTTGCAAAGATACTTGATCTATCCCGAAGAGGTGTGGACGTGGCGTAAGTACGACATGTTCACACTTCAAGGAATAAGTTTCTTATTGGGAGACGAATTCCTCGACGGCGAGCTAACCAGTGATGGCGCCACCGTCGTTTCGGCGTATGCAGAATTAAAGCGTACGCGGAAATTAATCAAGATGCACGCACACCGCGGCACACTTGATGATTTGGCCAACAGCTTTCCAGCGAATTGGACCAAATACTTCTTCTTACCCCTAATCACTAGGGCATCGAAGATGAAAGGAACCCGATACGTTTTCGCAACGGGTATCCTTTCCCAGACACGAGGAGCGGGGCGTCCCCCACCGATCGTAGTCTTGCAGTCAAAAATCGCATTTCTAGAATGTGTGATGACTGTCCCCAGACCAACGACCGCCACTGAGCGGAAGTTGATCTGTATTGCCCTGGATAAGACCTTAGAGGAATTACCGCAGGACGCATTCACAGGGCTCTCGACGAAATCGAGGGTCACTGTGGCAACCTCCGCTTCCTGGGAAAAGACCCGGAAAGAAGGAGGGACTGTCGAGCATATCAGGGAAATCCTGGATGTCTACTCGGCAGAAGAACCTGTCCCGATCCGAAATTTGGATACGGGCAAGATCACACACTGGATCGGGCCGGAAGGCTTTGAGACAGTGGGGGAGTACGTGTTTTGGGCTAGCCTCGATCACGTGCTCCGAACCCCCGTGGAAGATCTAAGATCTATCTTTTTAACGGTGGTACAAGAACCCGGGAAGGCCAGAACGGTCACCAAGGGTCTAGCTTGTTTAAAGATCGTACTAGATCTAGTTAACAAGATCTGCTCCTGGCCCCTTAAAAAGGGAATAGAGAGCAGCAGTTCCGGGATGGGCAGATCGCACCATGCCTGGAATTTCTTCATCCGGATGATGTCAGACGAGATGAAGGATGACCTCTTTGCAGTGAAAAACCGCCACGAAGAGGAGTTCGGAGACTACGTTGAAAGAACGGACACCTTCGAAGACTTCTTTGTATCCTCAACAGATTACAAAGAAGCAACCGACGCAATGACTTACGAATTCGCAAGCATCGCCGGAAATCGTTGGATGGTGAAATGCGGTATTCCACCACTCCTACGAGGTATTGTGAACTCGACTTGTTTTAAGCCGAGAACAGTATACTTCACCGGTACGGGAGCATTATCCAATACCGGTGACCCAGTGCCCGACACGGAGAACATCCGTGCGGTCACTATGGTCAAGGGTGTCCCGATGGGGGATCCCTTAACTAAGATCGTGCTCCACCTTACAAACGTGGTCGCACGAACTCTTGGGGAAAACCTGCACAAGCCGGAATTCCTCAAACGCACCTCCAACCCTAATCAGGCTAGCGAGGCGTATCTCCGGGGCTTAAAGAATAATAAGCCGTCGGAGTAAGAGAGTACTTGCATACAAACAAATACACCCTTCACAACAGTTCCGTCGCGTATAACGCGATTTACTAT